GGGAGGTGCCCCGCCCCGATTAGGAACTGTTGCCAAGCTCGGACGTTCGGTCCCGTGCTCCCCCGGCGCAACATCTCACTTGCACCTTGCGCCGGTCGCCTGACAGATCGCGCTGATGTTGGAGGCCTGGACGGCTTGCGTCTTTCGGATCTCTAACTGCTCGTCAAGCATTCGATCCATCCGGCTTTCGGTCACCGGGTGCGCCTTGAGTGCCGAGTGAATCCTTAGCCCCTCTTCGATCTGCTCGACCCGCTCGGACACGTCCGCATTGCCCACGGTCACGACGGAGTAGAGCGAGCCCGCCGAGAAGATGATCGGGACCAGCCATAGAGCCATCTTGAGCCGGTGTTCGGTCTGGGCTGTCATCGTCTATCCTCCGAAGCTTTCGCGTGCCGGGTTATCAATCGCCCTCAAGACCAGACCGATCGATCCGCTCTCCGTCCATGTCACCGAGTCCACTAGACAGACGAGTTGATCTAGATAGATCTCGGAGTCACTTATCGTTACCACATCGCCGGGCTCAAGGTGTCCGAATTCCGGGGCGGCGACATAGGCGATCGTCCTCGACGGGAGCGCGAAGGCGAAGGATAGCCACGAGCAGATCCGGCCCGCCGTCCCGCTGTCGTAGATAACATCTGTGGATAACTCCAGCACCCGAAGCCCGAACCGATCCCGGCTCACTCTGCACGGCGCGTTGCTCACTGAGCCCGCCTCCGTTGCTAGCGTGTCGTCGTCGCCAGTCAGGACGAAGAGCGCGGTGCTCTTGTTATCCTTCGCGTTCGGTGCGTAGCTCAGCCGGATCTCGTTCGCGATCGAGTCGACGGGTGAATAGCTCACCGCACCCTCGCGCACTGCATCCCCGCGCTCTACGCTGATCTCGGCAACTGCGGAGGTGCTGTCTGCGTCGTAGCGGAAGAGGGAGTAGTAAAGACCGTGCTCGCCCTGTCTTGCTGAGATAGGCAAGATCGGGGACAGGTGCTCTTGTATCCACGAGAGCGGCGAGAACCGCGCTCCTGGGCCGACCACAACGGCAGCGTCGATCCGGTAGAGGTTGAGGGCCGGGAGAATCGCAGCGATGCGGCCACGGTCCCAACGAACGTCGCTCTGCTCCATCATGAAGCGCAGCACCGAGCCGGCCCCGAGGATCGCCGTCTGATCGTGGTCGGCCTGTCCTGTAGCCTCACCGGGAAGCCATTCGATCCAGTACTCATTGGCCTCGTCGGTGTTTGATAGCGTTCCGATCCCGACCCTCGACACTTCCCGCCCGAGTCCGTCGGCCTCGACGATGACGGGGCGCTGTCCCGAGGCTCCGGGGATGTCGAAGTTCGTAAGATTCCAGACGTGAACGTCTGCCCCGCCTGTGGTGGGGTGACCTGCGATCAGGAGTTTATTGTTCTCGATCCACAGTCCCGGCGATCCGTAGGTGCCCTGCCCCGGTGCTCCGAAGATCCACGGGTAACGCTCCTCGGTCACTCCGTCCGCGTGAGTTGCCCAGGTCGTCGCGTTGATCTGAGCGGTCGCAGGCGGGAATAGGGCGAGGTCGTCGAAGGGTGCTTCTTCGATCGAGAGCGTGACCGGCTGGTGAGCTGCCCCGTACTGCGGATCCAACACCCGCCCGTCGATCAGTAGCCGTCGCTCTGTCGTCCCGCGAGCCCATATGTAAAGCTTGCCCGTCGCGGCTGCGAGGTCGAAGCCGAGGGCGACGTGCTCGGGGACGTTGATCAGGTCGCCGAGGTGGAGAGTGAGCCCTACTTGGTTTGGGCTCGGCGCGTCGGAGAGCAGCGCGATCTCATCCTCTAGCGTGCCGCCCCACTCAAGCCCCGGCTGGTACTCGTGGTCATCGCCGTCCTCGTCGGTGTAAGTCTCAAAGCCCCGAGCGAGCCGGAACACTTGCCCTGCATAGGTGAAGTCGAGGAGCCAGACTAGATCCCGTCCGATGAGCTGGGAGAGGTTAAAGCCCACCTAGACAAGCTCGGCGATCGTGATCGTGTTGAGTCGGTCGAGGTCGGTTCGCTCCTCGTCTCCGAGGATGTTGCTCCGCGTCGCTGAGCCTGTGATCCGCCCGTAGACAAAGTGCCTCGGGTTATTCGTTTTCTCTTCGTTGGTAGCGCCGGGGATGCGGGCGAAGTAGACCACCGGGAGCGCCGCCCCACCTTGCCGACCGATCACGCTGTCCATCAGGTAGAGCGAGTCTTTGAGGGATGCGATCGGATCGCCTCCGATGCTGCTTGCGACGTAGTCCGGCACCGGGTCGACTCGGTTGATCTGGCTCGCGTCTACACCATCGGTCCAGGCGAACTCGACTTCTCGCGCCTGAGGTCCGCGCTTCCGCGCTCGTGTCTGTCCGTTGGGCAGGATGATCAGTTCGGTATTGTTCCTCGCCACGATCTGCCGACCTCGCCCGTACTGAGTACCGAAGATCGCGAAGGCTCCGATTACGACTTGCCCGATCTCAAAGTACCCGTCGGCGGTCGTCTGCGCTGGGATCCTCAGTCGGTAGTAGCGGTGGTCGGCGGTGAAGTTGTGGGCGATGGTGGCGCAGCTCGGAGCCCATAGCTCGCAGTCACCCGCTGCTGCCTCGGTCCCGTCTGCTCCGTCGAGGTAGACGGTGGGATGCTTCGCCGGCTCGTCTGTCCATGCGCCCTCGGTGTTCCGGTTGATCTTCCGGTGCTTTGTGTTGGTGAGGTCTACGAAGGTCCCGGCCACGAGATCGTCCATCATCAGATATCGACCCGCCTTGTGCGCTGCTCCTCCTGTTTCGGGGAGCACTGCGTCACCCTTGCGAGAGAAGCGTAGGGAAGTGAACCCGTCTGCGGCGTCGATGTTCGCGACCGCCTGCCAAGCTGCCCCGTCCCAGGACTCAAGCACAGCGGTTCGGAAGTTGATCCCGAGGAGGACGATCCCGATCGTGCTGTTCTCAAACCTAGCCTCGGTGAGCCCGCCGCCGATGTCCCAGGCGATCACGTTCTCAGTCGTGTCGTTGCTCCGCCATGTCGAGCGGGGAGAGGGCGCGACCGAGGGCAGAAGCTGTCGGATCGGGTAGTCGTAATCCGTCGAGGATACCCACCTCTCACCGTAGCGAGTCGGGCCGGAAACCGCCGCGATCCGAGTCTTGTCTACAATCTGTGAGGGTAGCGTTGAATAGCTCTTCGGATGGAGGTCTTCGGGCGTGTTCCACCCTCCCGCGTAATCATTGGACACGGGAGCCCATCGACCGGGCCAAAAGCAGTAGCCGACCATAGGCCAACGACTTGTATTGCTTCCGAGGTGCGAGTGCCCCCACTGGATCCGCGATGCGTCCGCGCTTGCTGTTGAACTGAGCGCCCCGCCCGGACCTTCGGCCCAATCCCTGTAGGTTACGTTTGACCGATAGGCCCACCAAGTCCTGATCTTGCCCTGCTCCATCGCTACGCGAATGTGGATCTGTTTAGTAATGTCGGTGGTTACGGTGCTCCCGATCTTCGCTGCGGCAACGTCATAGAGCGCCCACCCAGCTGAAGACACGTTGATCACGATCTCCCACTTGTTCGCCCCGTTACCAAGCAGGACTAGGGCTCCGATCTGATTCGTCGCGGTGTCGCCGTCTCCGTCGTCTACCTCAAGAGCGAACTCGGCAAAGATTCGATCTGTGTCGTCGTCTCCTGACATCTCGCGATAAAAGAACCGCTGAGCGCCCGCCGTCACGATCGCAAGCTTGCCACTTGCTAGGGTGTCCGACCCTCCGCCCGAAGCTGTCCAAGCGACGTCCGAAGGGTTCGCGACAGGAAGCCACGACCCGCCCGAGATCGCCCGCGTCGAATCCTTATTAAACTCGCAGTACTCGGTGTCGAAGAAGCTCGTGACGCTCTCGCCTGCGGGCGCTGTGTGTGTAGAGAACCCGCCGAGATAAACAGCGGCGAGGGACTGCGGATCTTCGTCCGCTGTCTCGGAGTGCCAGCGAGCCAAGAGCACCGCTTGTCCTGCGATGCTCTCCGCGCTGTAGCTGTGAAAGTGTCCGTTGGCAAAGTTCCCCGAGAAGAACCCCCCATCTCCATCGAACTGCTCCCAGGAGTCGCCCGCGTCGGTCGAGCGCATCGGAACCAGATCGCTCCCCGTCGCGCTCGGGATTTGCGTATAGATAAAGAAGACAACTCCACTGTCGTTCCGCCACGCCGTCCCGCCCGGCTTATATGCGATCGAACACCCGCCCGAAATCACCACAGCGGGAACGTCTGTCGCCTTCTCAAACGCCGACCCGATCCGCCTCGACCTGTACTGCCCCGATCCCGACGTCGGCGTGTGGTGATAGGTGATCAAGAACGCGCCGTCTACGTCGACAATATGGATCGCAGACGGGCGCTCTTCTGAGCCTGCCGCCGATGTCGTCGCCATCCAATCCGCCTCGACCTGGGTGAACCTTGTGCCCAGATCGTCGCTGGCGTACTGGGCGCAGGTTCTCCCGGTGCCCACCGCTTCGTATTGAACGAGCAGCAAGACCTCTCCCGCGCTGTACTCCGCGCGAAGTTGTCGAACGTCGGCGTTCGCTACTGCGACATCGAGGCACCGATAACTGTAAGAAGCCCAGGTCGATCCGTCATCATCTGAGAAGTACACGTCGACCTGTACGCCAGTCGAGATGAACGCAAGCACCCGACCGCTTGGAAGTTGGCACAAAGCCGGGCCAAGCTGGGCGGTTGCAGTATCCGGCGTGAACGTGCCCGCCGTGCTCCACTTCGTT